CGTTCTGCACCCTTGGTACAGGGGAGCAAATCATCATCTCTCAATATCTATCGACATTGTTTATCCCTTTCTTTCAGAGGGCACCAATCTTGCTATCTTGCAACGTTTTATACGACAATCACAAGGGTTCCCATTGTCAAGGACTTTAACTAGCAAAGAAAGAATGTCTGAGAATTTTCGTTTAGAATTTAGTAATACGTCTTGTAAGCATGCTCCAAGCTGTGGATGTTTACTGATTCTAAAAGGAATTAGTGAAAAGACAAAAGATATGTCTTGGCAAGGTACAGGTGGAACTCTAGAGTCTCAGTATTTTGAGGCAGCTACTTATATAGAGAGTAAAGCTAGAATGTTCGTAGACCGTTTTCCAACAGCACAAGAACAACGATGGTTTGCTGGCCAATTAAAGAAAAATAGTACTCTTCGCTTGATAGAACCTCCAGTGAATTTGTCACCTAATTGGCCTCAGACAGGAGATCTTTTTTCGCCTCACCCAGAGGTTGTTGGGGCATTGAAGAGAGCTGATTTTCGCTTCTTTAATAAAAGGTTTCCTACTATGCATATATCATGGGAAGATTGTGAGAATTTTATTTGGCGTAATACACCTGTTTATGATCTGTCTGACCCCTCTTTTGAGCACTTAAAAAAAATTCCTAATGTTTCAGTTTCTATTCCGACTACTGCTCACTTGGCTATGAGAGCTTTATCTTCATACCATTGGGCTTTAGGATTAACTAATGGTAGGCCGCATGTGATAGCCGGCACGAAGGATCTTTATCCTCATAAGCTTCCATCTGCATTGCTTTCTATTGCACGTAATGATATTAAAGATAAACCTAAAGAGCCTCTGAAGTTTTTAGACGAAGCGTTAGATCAGTTATATCGTCTCTTGAAGACTGATTTAAAAAAGAAAGAGCCTTTTCACTTGTCTATGCGTCCTATTCAAGATATGTACTTAGGTGCCTCTAGTGGCTTGAATTATGCTCCTAAAACTAAAGAGATTCATGCCCCTTTTGTAGTTAAAGTATCCATGAGAGGAAAGAAAATAGATTTTTTTGAACAAGATATGCTTGCTATTTTGAATTTTGTTAGGACAGGAGTAGAACCAGCCATTTATTGGAGTCTTCCCCCTAAGGTAGAAAATTTCTTTGATTTTAGTAAGCAATTGAATGATGAAGATTACGAAAAATGGATTAATAAGTTACGTATCTTTAACATTCCTTCTTCTATTTATATCTATTTGGAACGATTGGTGTCTTGGCTTCGCCATTTGAAGGAACGAGGTCAAGTTATTAGAATAGGACATAAGTGGTCTAGAGGAGGAGCAGATAGTTTGGCTCGTGCCCTAGGTATTACTCTTTTAAACTGCTGGAAGAAGATATTAGTAGAAGGAGACGCTAAAAATTTTGATCAAACTGTTCGTGATTTGTTTGTTAATCTTTATTTTTCCACGATGGGTGTTCACTTTGATAAGAATTCTCCAGATTATCCTGCTTTTGAGAAAATTTGTCGTTTCTTGTTAAAAAATATGTTAGATAGAGTAACACAACTCTTTGGAGAACTTTGGGGTATTATACATGGTGGTGTTCCTTCAGGTGCCTTTAATACATCTCATATGGACTCTTGGATTATGGCTCTTTATTTTTGTCTTTTTATGGTTTTTCAAGTCATGAGTGCTCCCATGGAATTACGAGAGGAGTTAGAGCTTCATATGCTAGTTCAGTTACTTATTGTTGTGTATGGAGATGATCACTTGTATAATAAAGGTGAGGGACCTGCTTCAGTTTTTTTTTCTGGTAAATTGTTTGCAAAATTTATGTTTGATTATTTTGAAGTAGAAATTAGAGATTTAAAAGATGGTATTCCTTTTGTTTCTGAAGTTAAAGAGGGTTTTATTGTGAAAATGGGTGCAACTTTTTTACGACATCAGTTTGTTATTAATGATAATAAGTCTCAAGGTCAAGCCACCTTTCTCCCTTTTCGTGATAGTCGAGAGTTTATTATTCGTGCTGTCTGGGGTCGTGAGACAAAGGTCCGAGATGGTATAGATGTTGCTATGTCTGTTATTGGTCAGGCTTATGGTACTTATGCATCAAATAGAGATGCTTATGATCGTCTTCGTTTTCTTTACGAAGAACTTATTATGGGTATGGGAACAGTGGA